ACTTGTGAGGATGCAGTTGCAGCAGCAGCAAGTACAGTATTGAAAGCAGAATTTTCAGCGATCATATAGTCTCTACGCAAAGCAGATGGCAAGAAACTTTCCAAGAAAGGAAGGTTATTTTTCATCTTTTTGCTATAAACACAAAAACCAGCAATGAAATCTGTGTTGACATCAATCATACTAAGGTCATAGTCAATTTGAGCCTTGTCAGATCCCTCTGTCTGAGTAGCTGGCGCTCCTTCTCCAGTTGTCAATTCTCTTGGGAAGGTATAAGTACCACCTGAGATAGCAACAGCACCAACAAGGTCAGAAAGGTTAATAAGTTGACCAGGTTTCATAACAACATCCATAGAGTAGTCTCTAGGTTGGTCACCTGTCAATGAGGCACTAAGGATCATATTCCCAACAGTTTTAACCTCAAAGGCTTTTCCTTTTCTTACATTTTTAATCTCATCAAAGTTAGAAACGATAAGTCCTCTTAGACCATCTTTCCCTTTGTTCTCAACATTACTCTTATTTTCTTGCATTTTAATGTCTAATTTATCGGCTTGTTTTGCAATAGCCTCTAAGTTTGATTTCAGTTCAGTATTCTCAGCACGAAGTTCCTCAACAGACTTGTTAAGTTCAACGGCTTTAGTTTCAAGTTCAGCATTATACTTTTCTTCAAATGCTTTCAACTCATTTTTTATCTGTTCAGCAGACTTAGACTCAAGACCAGCTTTCATCTCATCCAAAAGAACATTCAATTCCTTGTTTTCCATAAGTTATAATTTATTTATAAAGTTTCTTAGGATGTCATTTAGCTGAGTGTCTGCTGACGGCTCATGTTGAGTGTTTACTAACGGCTCAACGGCTTTCTTCCCTAATTCTATTAATTCTACCTCGTATTGCTTTAAAGCTATCTCTAACAGCGTAAATGTGTCATCTGTTAAATCACCACTTCTTAGCATTTTCATTATTCTTTTAACTTGGTCGGCTGCCTTTTTCGTACCAGCCTTCATTCCCATAAATGGAGTCTCAGGATTCATACCCATAGTCACATTTGAACCCTCGTACAATTTTAATTCTTTCAGTATCCTGACATCTTTCTGAATCTCATCTTGGATAGTTACAAACCCAATAGAGTGTTCATTAATAATACCAGCATCATATAATTTTAAAAGATCAGACGAATAGGAAGTGTCAACTAATGGCATACTCTCAAAATAGAGACCCTTTGCATCCTCCTGGAGCAAGTTAAACTTACCATGTGGCTGATCCCAATTATGTTGATTAAGAAAGAATATTTGGTCTTTGCGTTCATGAATAGACTTTGTAAAAGCACCCTTAACAATTATGTCACCACCATAGTCTTTATTATCAAACGCAGATAGATAACCTGTTACGATTCTCTTACCTAAGTCTAAATCCTTTAAACCCCCTTCTATTGATTTTACTTCATACATAATTAAAATATATTTATTGGCGAACTAATCTTCCACCAACTTTTCTAGGTTTATATATTAACGTACAACGGCAATTTATAATATTTGCTGGATGACCACTCGGATCACCAGGGAAGTCCAACTCATCAACTGAACCTTTAGTTGAACTCATCTTAAACTTCTCATTTGTACCTACACTTTTACCGTTCATGTGCCAATGATCATAAAGGTCATCAGGCTGCCTCCTAGTTCTGCCATCTTGAGCAGAAACCCATATCTTATCCATAAGATAACCTGAGTCTTTTATGGCATTGACCCCACCAAGATTACTTGCTCCTGTTGCCTCAGTCCTAGCAATACGTAAAGCCTGCCATCTGTAAAATTTACGCATACCTGCCATCTTCTGTATCCAAGTAGCCACCGTTGAAGGATCAGGACTTATTAAAGACCTAGCTGTCATAACATCAGACATGAATGTGATAAATGAGTTTCTTATTTCATATATTCGGCTCATACCAGATTTATGCAGATATATAGCGATATACTTTTCATAAGCCTCTTTGAAGAAGTTAGGATTGAACTCTTTATTGCTCATATTAGCAGCTAGACCAATTCTCTTACCATGAACTAAACCTATCTCTGAATATATGCGTATATAAGCCTTTATTAAGTCCTCTTCATTAAATTGCTTATCCATTTGGTGAATCCATTGGTTAGGCTGACCAGTAATACGAATATTCTTTGCCCAACCTTTAAATACCCTCAATAGTTCTGTGTTAGCACGTTTTTCATAACCCCTGTGCCACCTTAGATACTGATCTCTATATTTATCTTGATTCATCTACTTTATCAAATTGAATATAATTGCATACGTCTCCAAGAATTATACTTGCAGAATAAAGAGGAACATCAGCACCATCTTCTATCTCTTCAAAGTGTTCTGATAATCCATGATATATTAGATATGACTTACCATCAGCATCCTTACCACCTGAGTCTATCCATAAAGGGTAAAAATCACCAAATAAAGATACTAACATATCAAGAGATGCAGATTGAATCCATCCCTCAATTAACTCAATTTTGCCCCTCCTCTTTTCTAATCCCATCGCTACCTTGATTACCGTTAAAATCATTCTCTATCGCCTCTTCAAGACTAATAACATCAGATGATAAGGTATGTCTAAACATAGACTCATCATCAATCTCTGGCCAATTAAGTGCCTTACGAGCCTCATTACGATTGAATATTGCCATCCTCACACCCTCAAACATGATAGTGCTAAGTTCTTTAGCATCATCTTGCATCTCAGGAAGTTCCATAATATCGAACTCTAGGCAATAATTCTTATAATTCTTAAATTTAGGTAAAAATTCATCATTAAGAGCGTCAACAAGTAATTTAAGGTCAGGCACAATATTATCTGTAACAACTCTCTTCCTTTCCTCTGTCTGTTTATCATGCTTACCACCATCATCATTGTTCATTAAGTTATCAGACCAACCTAAAGAGTTGCAAATCTGTTTCATATCGAACTTTAGGTAATCAAATGGTTTAAGTTCATCAGCAGTAAGACTAATTCTTGTGAATCCCATCTCAGCAGAACTACCAGCAATCCTAGCCAAGTCACCAGGGTCATTATTCATCTCAATCAACCTCTCCTTTAACTGAGCTGCCTGTTCCTCAGTAATAGGCACATTCTTACCATGTATGAACCCAAAAGCACCACCTGATTTAAGTGTCTTAGCATTTAGTTCCATAGCGTCATTAGAGGATTGAATATTCTTTAATAAAGACCTCAACGGAGAATGACCGTACAAATGCTCACCATCATCAGAATAGTTAGGATTAGCATATTTTATATGGATAACTTTCTCAGATGGAAAGGTAACTTGCTGTGTGCCATCTATAAGCATATATTCCTTTACTGGATTATCCAAGCCTATAAAACTAACCCCTTCCTTTACCACAATCTTCATCATGTGAGAAGGTAGTACATAAAGAGCCTGTGGAACACCTGCATTCATACCATCATCAGGAGAGGCAATATAAAAGAACGCATTACCCGTTAATCGGATAAAAGTCTTATAAAGTTGCCCAAATTCAGTCCATGTCTGATAAGGATTAGGTTTTTTAAGAGGCAATGGTGCAACTTGATCGGCAAAAGCCTTGCTTTCTAATGCCATGTGCTTTAACTTCTGACCTAGAGCCATATCATAGCTTGTGGCATCCCTGAGTTTCTTTAATCCGTTGTAAGACTCCTCATCCTTAACCTTACGAATATAAATTGGTACAGTAGAACTCTTATTAGCCATAGCATTGATAACACTAAAGACTAAAGAGTTTGTATTATAACCCTCCTCTATGTAAGTATTCATATTTGCATCATAAGGACTCCAACCACCACCAGATGCCCACATGAACGCTTGATTGAAAGCATTATACATTGTTTTGTTCCTACCAAACATATTTGCTATCGTCTGCTTTAAATTCCCCATTAATCCCATAATATAATATTAAAAAGTAAAAACCTTTGGTTGAAGTGCAAACCAATAACGCATCATTATTGAATCCCACTCATCAGGAGAACGACCTATATTAGCCTTGATAATATCCTTGCCTATAATAGCAATTTTGCCCTCCCTATCTATATTCTTTTGCCTGATTTGCTCCATCTCCTCAGAAACAACATCCATGACAGACTGATCACGACATATTTCACCAACTTGCCTACGCTCAATCATTTCTGCCATCTTGAACCCACATTGAGAACGTAAATTTGCATAATTTGGTACAATATAACTCGTTCCAACAATCTCCCTTAACGGTCTGCTGTTG